CAGTCAGCAATGGCTGCCCTTCTTATTTTTACGGCTATGAAGATTTGTATCGTTTACAACGCCCATCCAACCGGGTGCAGTTTCTATCGCCTTGAAATGCCGAACGCTTACCTCGGCGACAACTACCCGGAATTTGACTATGTGTGCGTTGAGAACATCACGACCATCAGCGACGAGGGGCTTCGTTCAATAGACCTGTTCCTTTTCAGCCGTTTGTGGTGTCAGGGAAGCATGGAGCAAGTCGAAAATGTCTACAAAGCCCTTACTCAATTCGGAGCGAAAGTCATCCTTGACTTGGACGATTATTGGGTCCTTGAAAGCGGCCACATCATGTACCGCCACTACCATCAAACCAAACTCGCAGAGGTCATCCGTAAGCACATCAAACTGGCTGATTGGGTTACCTGTACCACTTCGCACCTTGCGTCCCGTATAAGGCCTCTAAATGCGAATGTGAGCATATTGCAGAACGAGCCGTACGAAGCCTATCAGCAGTTCATTCCAAACCCCGAAGAAGAACCCGACAAGCACCTCGTCAAGTTCGGTTGGTTCGGGGGTGCGCAGCACGGAGAGGACATGGAACTGCTCCGAGAGGGTATGCAGAAACTACGCTGGGATGCAAACTTGGACGGCAAGTACAGGCTCTACCTCGGAGGGTGGAACGACAATAACCCCGTCTATGAAGGCTACGAGAAAATCATCAGCGACCAAGGGAACAACCCGAACTACGGACGTATTCAGGCTGCTGACATCTACTCCTACGTTGGAGGCTATAACTTCGTGAACGCTACCCTTGCACCTTTGCGAGATACCAAGTTCAACAAACTCAAGTCCGAGTTGAAGGTGGTCGAGGCAGGGTGGATGAATAAGGCGATAATTGCAAGCGAAACCATCCCCTACACCGATGTAATCAAGCACGGGCAGAACGGGTTTCTTGTGCCTTACAACAAACCCAAGGACTGGTACAAGTACATCAAGCAACTAATCCTTGACCCTGACCTGCGTAAGGGCTTGGCTGACAACCTAACTGCCGACATCAAGAAGCGGTTCAACGTGGCCGAAACCGCCAAGAAACGGGCCGAACTATACAGGCAGATTGGGCGCAAATTGTGAAATTCGGGGGCATCGCACATTTACAAGCAGATGCTTTACCTGAACCCTGACACGACCAACACAATAACGGTTACTTGGACCGAGCGAGCCAGTACGGGGAGCAGGTACATCCTGCGCCTTACGAGCATCGCAAAGAACACGACGACCGACTTCACCCTGCTGAAATCCGCCAACCTTTCTTCCTACACCAACCGCTATGACCAATTTTCGCTTGCCGTGGGGTCGCTTGAAACAGGCTCGTATAAGTATGAAGTTTACGATACCAATAGCACGGTTTCCTCGGCTTTGGCGGTCGTTGAAACGGGCTTGGCATTTATACAAACCGCAACGATAGGCTTCAACACTTACGCCAATACGATTACTTACAATGTTTACGAGGCATCCGACGAGGGTGTCTTTGACCTAACCTTTGACTCAACTTTCGCATAATGAGCGTACAAACACGAAGCCAACTCCAAGCGAGTGCATTAACCATTACCAACGAAACCGCTGCCGGGGCGAACACCGCATCCCGTGTAGGTGGCCTATTCGACGACCTCGCTGACACCGCAACGCTTGACAGGGAACGGGGCTTTGCGAACCTTTACCTCGACACCGACACGGCCTTCACCCCGACGCAGGGGCAACGGGTCAAGTTGACAAGTGCGATGAAATCAGGCGTTTTGTCAACCTACAATTTCTCACGAACTACCAACTCGCTAACGTACACAGGCACAACAAATGCGACCCTTCGCATCGCTGCGTCTATGGTCTTGGCACAGAGCAACAACACGCAAATCAAGGTTTACATCGCCAAGAACGGCACGACCATCGACCAGTCAATGACGGACATCACAACGACCCACACGGACGGCCATGCGATTTACACGGAGGCTTACGTTACAGGTGCGGTCAACGATGTGTTCACCATCTACGTCAACGCAGTCGATAGCGGTGCAAGTATCACGATTTCAGCCCTTTCATTCACAGTTCATACCCTATGAGCAAGTCAACGCAACACTTCACCCAATGGTTGGGGATAGAGCATAAGGTCCCCGTGATGCTGGAGAACAGGTCCGGCAAGTACATAACCTACGGCTTTGCAAACGAATATCCATACTACCTGTTGGACAATTATCGTAGGTCCTCCAAGCACAACGCCATCGTCAACGGAAAGGTGAACTACATCATGGGCGGAGGATGGCAGGCAGGGGATGACTTGACTGTGGAGCAGCAGGCTCGGTTCATCAAGTTCTTCGACGGACTTTCCAGCACGGAGGACCTCAACGACATTACCGAGAAACTGGTCCTTGACTTGGAGTTATTCAACGGATTCGCAGTTGCAGTTACTTGGTCCAAACTTGGCACGATTGCGAAGATGGAACACGTCCCGTTCGAGAAAATTCGGGTGGACAAGGAGGAGAAGATGTTTCAGGTGGCTGATTGGTACAACGACGATATGATGCAACTCTTCCCGAAGGTCGGGGACATCGAGAAGATACCTGCATTCGACCCGGAGAATCGCCTCGGAAAGCAGTTGTTTTATTACAGGGTCTATGCTGCTGGCGTGAAGCACTATCCCTTGCCCGAATACATCGGAGGGAATGCTTGGATTGAGGCAGACGTACAGGTCGCCAACTTCCACAACAACAACCTTCGCAACAACTTTTGGGGCGGATACTTAATAAACTTCAACAACGGCATTCCGACCCCCGAAGAACAGGGCGACATCGAGAGGCAAATCAAACGCAAGTTTTCGGGAACCGACAACGCTGGTCGCTTTGTGGTTACGTTCAACGACGATGCAGCCAAGGCCCCGACGCTGGAACCGCTCACTCCGAGCGACATGGACAAGCAGTTCGAGATACTGAACAAAGCCATTCAGCAGGAGATATTTATTGCACATCGTGTAACAAATCCAGCGTTATTCGGTGTCAAAACGGAGGGCCAACTCGGAGGAAGGACTGAATTAGTCGAGGCTTACGAACTATTCAAGGCCACCTACGTCAACGACCGGGTGCAGAAGGTGGAAAGAATGATAAACTACTTGGGGTCTTTCAACGGTGTAGAAGGCATGGAGTTGATTCCTACCAACCCCATCACGGAGCAGTTGAGCGAACAGGCTCTCCTTCAAGCCATGACCCCAGCAGAACTGCGTGAGAAAGTGGGTTTGCCACCGATTGAAATCAAGACCGAATCAAGCGTCCAAGACGTTATCACGGCTATCAATTCGCTCTCTCCGTTGGTTGCCAACAAGGTCTTGGAATCTATGTCAGCCAACGAAATTAGGGCATTGGTGTCCTTGCCTGCAAAGGCAGAGGGTTCGGGTCTTGCAGGAGCAACTGCAGCCGTAGAGGTCAGCCCTGAACCTACTGCACCGCAAGGCTTGGCATCCAACGAGAACATCAAGAAGTTGTCGGGCCGTGAGTATCAAAACCTGATGCGAATCGTCAGGCAGTATATGCAGGACAAAATCACTCTTGAGATGGCTCGGACGATGCTATCAGCGGGATTCGGCCTATCTGCCCAAGAGATTGACACGATGCTGGGCGTTCAGTCCCAAGAGTTCAGCGAACCCGATGAGGACGAGGACTACGGATGGGGCGAGGAAGAGTTCAAGGTCTTGGAGGTCGTTGCAAGCAAGTTTGGAAGCCATGCAGACGATTACGTCGTGATGCACTCCAAGCCGATGCGGTTTGACACCAACATCGACGAAAACATCCGTTTGGCTTTTGCCGAGTTAGGCGAGGAAGAGAAGGAACTGGACAAGAAGATTGAGGCTTATCGCAAGAAGAACCGGGATGCAAGCGTGGAAGAAATGGCGAAGGAGTTCGGAGTCAGCAAGGCGAAGGTCGCCAAGCGTATCGCTTACCTGATTACCAAGGACCGCTACCCAATCAGCAGGGCCGTGGACAAGATTGCCGAGCAGAACCTTCCCAAGAACGTGAAGGAAGTTGCCGAGCCAGTCTTGGAGGTTCGCTACAAGTATTCTTGGGCCACGGGTTTCAGCAACAAGGACAAAGGCTCCAGCCGTGAGTTTTGCAAAGTGATGCTTGACTTAGCCGGGCAAGGCAAGGTTTACACTCGTGAGGACATCGACGGGATTAGTGCTATCATGGGCTACTCCGTGTGGAATCGCAGAGGCGGTTGGTATCACACACCGAGCGGAGTGAATAGACCCCAATGCAGGCACGTATGGGAGCAGCAGTTGGTCATTCGCAAAGGCAATAAAATCACGAAGGCATGAAGGCACTATTCATAAGCGAAGAAACGCTACTGGACAATAGCATCATCAACGAGAACGTATCCTACACGCAGATACGCCCAACGGTTGTCAAGGTGCAGGAGATGCGGATTCAGCCAATCGTTGGCTCTCCGTTGTATGGGGAACTGGTAAACCAAGTGGTCAGCGGTTCAACGTCTGCACTCAACCAAACGCTCTTGGAAGATTACATCCAGCCTGCGATGATTCAATGGCTCTACTACGAGTTGCCGATGGTGTTGGCCTTTAAGTACATGAACAAGGGCATGGTCCGTAGAACCAGCGAGGAGTCATCGCAAATGAGCATGGAAGAGATTACCCGGCTGACCGACAAAGTGAAGAACGATGCCGAGTGGTATTCCGAACGTATAACTCGCTACCTGATGGAGAACCGCAACTCCTATCCGCTTTGGAACTCGCCTCCTTCTGCTTTGGATACCATTTACCCGAACGCAACCAACTACCGCACCGGAATGGTCTTGGAGCGTGGTTTCCGTATGGGAATCAGCAACTTGGACTACCCCTACCCTTACGGTCAACTTGGGGCGTGTAACGACTGCTAAGCATGGGAGCGCATAAAAAAAACATACTGAAACTTCAGACTTATGTCATGGATAAAAATCAAGCAGGCTCTCTTGGACCTTGCAAATGCTCACCCACAGGTCAACTCGTTCGGAACGGGGGACCCGCTTGCAATCGGCACGGACAACACGATAAATCTGCGAACCCCAAGCCGTGAGCGCATCGTCTATCCGCTCGTGTTTGCAGATGTTCAGTCAGCAACTACTGACGCTGGGACTTTGGACCTTGTGGTCGGTGTCTATTTTAGCGACCGGGTGGAGTCCATCAAACCGATGGGCGGAGTGGTTTCGGGGAGCCCTACGCTGGGCTGGCAGGATAACGAGGATGAGGTCTTGAGCGACCAGTTGCAAATCGCACAGGACTTCATATCGTCGCTTACAAACGACCCGAACGAGGACTGGACCCTATCATCCAGCGTTAGTCTAACGAGGTTTGTAGAAAGCCGGGACGACCGCACCGCAGGGTGGCAGGCGACGATGACCTTTGAAATCCCTTACGGTCATTCCGTTTGTGAAATTCCAGTCTAATCTACATTTACAATTAAACGCTAAAAAATGCCTACACCCATATTGCAACAAATGCTCGGTCAGGGCGGTACGATGGAATTCGTTGACGCTGCCGTTACCGGCAAAAACTACGACTTCTTGATAGTCAACACCGCTGCCACATTCACAACCCTGACCGGAACTGGAAGCGAAAACCTGCTAACCGCTTACGCCTTGAGTGGCAAATCCGTGTCCGCTGGTATCGTGATTTCAGGTCGCAACGGAGGCAAGATTACGGCCGTTACTCCAAGCGCAGGTTCCGTCATCGGTTACACCTTCCTGTAAGATGCTGATAGGCTACGGCTACGGCTACCCGACTTCAATGCTCCAAGGCGGAGTCGCTGCTGGGGTGTGGGCCTTGTTCAACGCAAGGGCAACCGCAGACGGTGCAACCGCTGCCGAGGCTGCCGTGAATGGATGCCTGTTCAATCGCTTCGCAGTAATCTACAACTTCTAAAAATGCCGACCCCATCGCTAATCCTTGTTCCTGCTCGCTTTAAGACGGGCAAACTCTACACTCCCTTGGCAACGACTTCGGGCGGTGTGGTCTTGGGTGCATCGGGGGACTTCAATGTTACCCGGGCGACTACGGCAACAAGGGTCAACGCAAGCGGATTCATTGAGGTTGTGGCTTCGGGTGTGCCTCGCTTGGACTACTACACCAGCGGTGGAACGGCTGGCTGCCCTGCGTTGCTCGTGGAGCCTGCTGGGACGAATTTGGCGTGGCATTCCGAAACTTGGGCGAGTGGGACGAATTGGGGAATAACCAGTTTAACAATTGCAACTGGCACTAATGCAACGCTTGACCCATTTGGAACCAATACGGCTAATGCAATTAGCCCGACTAATGCAAGTGGCGTACACGAATTATTTTCGAATAATACAACGGCAATTACCTATACGAGTGGAACAATTTACACTCAAAGCGCCTTTTTCAAACAAGGCACAGGAAGTGCTGGCAGATATGTCCAGTTAACTTTCCCTTCCAATAGATTTACTCAAGCAGGCTACGCAAATTTTGACCTTCAACTTGGAACGCTTGCAACTGTAAGCGGAACGACCGCAGACTCAAACAGGTCTGCAAGCATTGAAAATTATGGGAACGGGTGGTATCGATGCAGATTTACTGCGACTTGCAATGCGTCAAGTACGGCAGGCGGTGTTGTAACGGTTTTAATAACTGCGAGTGGGGACACTCGTAGGCCATCATTCACGGGCGTTACAGGCGATGTCTTGTACGGCTTTGGCGCACAACTTGAAACAGGCTCCGTTGCTACCTCCTACATCCCAACAACAACTACAAGCGCAACCCGCAACGCAGAGGTTATCAGCCTGTCAGGCGCAATCAGCGGATGCATCGGGCAGACTGAGGGGACGATATATGCGGAGGTGGATTTGAGGAACATAGTCGGAACAAAAGCGATAATTGCGCTAACTGACGGAACGACCGACAATCGTATCGTAATGAGGTTTACAAGTTCAACCGTGTTAGCCACTATAATTAGGGTAGCAGGGGCAACAAACGATTATTCCGTAACCATTCCGACAATACCTTCAACGGGTGGCATCTATAAGATAGCGTTTGCATACAAAGCCAACGACTATTGTTTAGCCTTGAACGGAACCACTTATGCATCAACGGCAACAAGAGCGGTTCCTGCTACTAACTCTATGGCTATTTGTCAAAACGGATTTGGGACCGATTTCCTTAACGACCGAATCCGTGCTGTTGCCCTCTACACCACAAGGCTCACGGACGCTCAACTCGCAGCCCTTACGACCTAATGGCTACCTTCCGAAAATACGAATTCGCAGTTTACGCTGACTTCCGAACCATTAACGACTCGGAGGTCGAGCCTCGCACCGTTGTGGAACTCGGACA